ATGCAGCTTTCTGAAGCAATTAAAATTAGAATAAAACAATTAGCAGATAATAACAATTTGACACTTTACTCATTAGCTGTAAATTCTGGAATTCCAACATCTACTCTTAATGATTTCTTTCGTGGGAAAGTTGAGTTGCCTAGAATAGACAATATTCTCCATATTTGTGAGGGGTTAGATATGGAATTAAAAGACTTCTTCGATGATCCAATATTTAAGGATGTTGAATTTGACAGACCAAATGATTAAAAAAGCAATAAGGACTTTAACATTTTCCCTATTGCTTTTTTTATTTTACTTTATATTTTTTACTTTCTTCTAATGCTCTTTTTAATGTTTTTTCATCTATTCCAAAGTCTTTGTATCCTTTTTTTATTACATTATAGTAATATTCGCTTGGTGGTGCTATGCCTTTATAATTCATTATATATACCATTCCTATTTCTTTTACTCCATTTATCTCAAGTTCTATGTATTCTTTTCTGTATAATTTTGGATATCCTTCATATATATCTAATGATTTTTCACATTCTTCTGTTATTTCCCATAATCCTATTGGTACTTTTGAGTATTTGTCTGGAATTATATTTGCTACACCTCGGAATTCAAGTTTATATCCTTCTAATATATAACTGCCTATTATTTTTGCTTTTGGACATCTATATTTCATTTGTCTTATGTTTAGGTTACTACCATATGCTATATATATTTTTCTATTCATATTACTTTTCCTCCTTATTTTTATTTATATTCTTTTTGTATTTTGGATTGTCATATCCATATCTCCATGCTGCTGACCCATCCAAGTGTTTATATAAGTGTTCTCTGTAGTTTTTGTATTCTGGTCCTATAAATCCTATTCTATTTAAGTATACTCTCATTGCGAATTTTTCATTTTCTGCTTGTACCTTTTTGTTACTTGCTTTCCTTTGTGTTAGAGCCTGGTTATTCATTGCTAATGCTAGTAATATGTATGCCTTAATTTTTCCTGCATGTAATGTTGAGTTGAATCCTCTTAATTCTATCGTATGATTTCCTGTGAAGAAACTATGTAGATTTAGTAAGTGATATCTGCTTTCGTGATAGTGTGCATGATATCCTGCATTTCTTTCGTTGTACCATATATCCTTTATTTGTTGCATCGTTCTTGGTCTTTTCTTTTTTATATTATTTACAAGTCGCTCATCCATCTTTTTGCAGTACCTCATTCTTCTTTCTTCAATTTGTAGTGCTTTGTATAGTAAGTCATTTTTACTTGCTATTATCTGTATAAAGTTCTTTATACTCTGGACTGTGTGGTTTGATCCATCTAAATGTATATGTATTCCACAACTATCATTTGTTTTTGCCCCTCCAGCTCTTAATTTTCTTGCTATTCGTTGAACAAGGTCTATATCTGTTTCTGTTAATATTGGACTTACTACTTCTACAGAGTAATCTCCATTAGTAGTTTTTCCTCTTGCATTTTCTTTTCTTATACTAGAATCACTTACTATCTTCCATTTTCTTTCATCCTGTCCTTTGATTTCTTTTGTATCATAACTATCATTTAATCTTGTTATTTCACCTCCAATCTCATCTTCAATAATTTTTGCAGCTTTTTCTCTTGTTATGCCTGTCATTTCGATTTCTATACCGAATGTTCCAGTTAACATAATTATCATCTCCCTGATTAAACAATACCATAAAGCACACTTTATATCCAGCAAAACGGCAATAATAAATAAATAATATTTAGGTTAAAACTCTTGACAAATCAACATTTTTAAGCACAAAAAAATAGGGCAATACCTATCTTGGTACTACCCCTATTTTTATTATCTCAAATACGAATTTGCCATATATCCTGACCTACTTTCAATTGTTACTGCATCCCAATTGAATCCATCTGAATTAGCAACATTTTCCCTTGTTACTGTTACCTTTGTTCCTTTTGGATATGCTTTTATGTATGTTGAATTTTTTCTTGGTTCACTTCTTAAAATCAAACCACTATTTGCAGTTATTGTTTTTTGTTTTGTTTGAACTTGGTTCGTTACATTTGGAATGGTTAATCTTTGCCCAATGTTTATTAGATTTACATTTGCTATACCATTTGCATTTGCTATTGCTTGGACTGTCGTTCCAAATTGATTTGCTATTTTTGTTAGTGTATCTCCTTTAACTACAATATATATATTTCCAGATGTTACTGGATTATTTGTAGTGTTTTCTGTTATATACTCTATATATGGTAACTTTCCATGCTTTATCCACTTTCTTTGATTTAATTGTGTTATTTGTACTCCATCTTTCCATATTGGTGTACATTCGATAACTTGTCCATTTCCAATATATATTCCTATATGTCCACTTAACCATACTGCTTCTCCTGGAATTATATTTCCAAAATTTGTTGATAAATTATTACATTTATTTATCATCGTGTCTGCTCCAATATCTGGTACACCATTACTTGCATATTTAGTATTAGGAAATCCCCATAAAATACTTTTTATTAGACATACACAGTCAAAGCCATAATAATTCTTTCCTATTAAATTTCTGAATTTTGCTAATCTTGACGGTGTATACCAAGATGGATACTGTTTTGCTTTTGCAGAAATGATACTTTCTGTAACTTTTTGTCCAAAGCACCCCCACATATATACTGTATTCATATTTGCGATTTCCTTTAATTTTACTATAAATTCATTATTATTCATCGTTTTAAACCTCCATATCATTTTTATTTTCTTCTGCAGTTTGTTCTGCAGAATTTAATTTTTCTGCATTATTCTCTGCAGTGTTGTCTTTCTTAGCAAAGTAAAAAGTAATTATCATAGTTAGTATTGGCAAAAATTGGTCTGGTGTTATTTTTCCAACAATAGTTAAGAATGAGAATACTAAAACTAAAATAATTGTAATTATTGATTTTAAATCAATTAGCTTTTTAAGTTCTTCCATTATTTTTCCCTCCTTCCATTTTTTATGATTTCTTGTTTTATATCTGAAAATTCTTTAATGGCTCTCTCATCGTGTTGTCTAAATTCATTTGCTTGTGTATCTATTGATATCTTTAACAAATTCAAACTTTCTGCAATATTTTTATTTGAAGATGATAATTCTTTTAATATCTGCGAATTATTATTTTTTTCTTCCTTATAATTTTTCCTATCTTCAGTCCATTGCCATATAAAAAGACCTGCTAGAACAACAAGTCCACCATATTGTGCTATTAAACCTAATATTTCTTCCATCCCTTTTCTCCCTTCTATCCAGTTCTTTTCCATACATTTACCGTTAAATATGGTGGTAAGTTTTGAGTATGATTATGCCCTTTCCCACCACCAACAGGAGAATTTTCTATTAACCAATTATATGTCGTATTCCCTGAATCCCAATGATATCCACCTTCCATCATATCTCCTGCTGCACTACCACTATTCCAACTCCATTTTCCTGCATTTCTCATTTTCAGATAGTGTTTGTGACTTGGTATCTGGTCTACACTTAACACTGTACTTCCTGTAACATTATTTCCTCCTGTAGTTCCATTTTTATATGTATTTCCGCTACAAAGTAAAAATCTATCCTTTATCTGTTCCCATTTTCCTCCAAATAAAACTGCTGGACTTGTATTGTTTGTACTCATATAGATACTTCCGACTGGGTATATTAAATTAAACATTCTTTTTAAAATTGGATCACTCATTTTTTCCTCCTATGCTGTTCGTTTCCAGATATAAACTGCTAAATAAGGTGGCATATTGTTGTGTGCCTCATTATTACCTATACTCATAATATGCCATCCATCATTTGTTACACTTTGTATGGCTCCTTCTTTTTCCATTTGTCCACGGCCGCTTTGTTTCCATCCACCACCACTTATAGAACAATCATCATAATATGCAACATGGGGAATTCTCATAGAATTTTTTGGTAATTCATTTATTGTTAATTTGTGTGTTGCTTCTCCACCTGTTTTTCCATTTGAGTACATATCTCCACATCCTAGCAAGAATCTATCTTTTACTTGTACCCATGTACCCCCAAACAAAACTTGAGGATTTGTATTATTTACACTTATATATACACTCCCTATTGGATACATCAAATCAAACATTCTTTTTAAAATTGGATCACTCATTTTTCCCTCCTATGAAATTCTTTTCCAAATGTTTACTACTAAATATGGTGGCATCGAACTACCTTCTCCAGTTTTACCATATAAACCTACTCCCTGATGTCCAAGACTTGAAGAATAATCCGCTTCATGTTTAAACTGCCACATTCCTGCTGCTGAAACTGATTTTATTGATGGTACATTTTTGGCTCCATCTCCAAATATAAAAGTATCTGCAAAATTTCTAATAGCTGCAGCACCATCGTTATAATTCAATTCGTTTGTATGTGTTTCGCTCCCACCGACATTACCATTTTTGTAACTTTTTCCACTCGATAGCAAAAATCTATCTTCAATTTGCTCCCATTTTCCACCAAATAGTATCTCTGGACTAATAGAATTAGCACTCATGTATATGCTTCCAACTGGATATATTAAATTAAATATTCTTTTTAAAATTGGATCGCTCATTTTTCCTCCTATGAAATTCTTTTCCATATGTTTACTGTTAGATATGGAGGCATATTATTATGAGCTTTGCCTCCACCAGTTGCAAATGTTTCAATATTATTCTCTATTCCTCCACTTTCACTATATCCATACGGTTCTCTAAATATTGTTCCACTACCTTGATATCTATCTATTCTTCCGTGTATAGAATGTCTATGACTTGGCATTTGATCTACTGTTAATGTATGAGTCGCAGAGCCACCTGTGCTACCATTTGTGTATGTGTTTCCTGCTCCTAATAAGAATCTGTCTTTTAATTGTTCCCATTTTCCGCCAAACAAATTTTGAGGATTAGTGCTATTTACACTTATATAAATACTACCTACTGGATATATAATATTTATCAATTCTTTTAGATTGTTTATTAAAGGTTTTGCCATATTTAACTCCTTCTATGTAACAAATTCAAAAAGACTACTTGTTGGTACATCCCATAAAAATTGAATAGTGGTACTATTTGCACCACTATTTCCTATTTCTTTAAAATGTGTTCCTCTTACAAGTCTTACTCCTTCATAATATATTGTAAAACCATTTGTTCCTACAACATATGTAAAAGGTACTGTATAATTGGTATTTGCTGATATTTTTGCACTTGTAGTTACTATGTATGAAATTCCTTTAAATCTCATTTTTTGTAATCTTATTTCTGTTGCCTTTACTGTTCCTTTAAAATCTCCGCTTCCTTCTGGGAGAGTTCTATCTGGAATTTTACCAATACCTATTATCTTTTTTGTTCTATTTAGAACTAGTGTACTATCTCCACTTGTTACTTCTACTGTTCTAGTTGCTGAACTTAATTTATCTGTAACTCTTACTTCTACTACATATTCTGTTCCTACTTTATATCCAGTTAAAGTATTGCTTGTATTATTGTTATTAAAAGTTCCATTGCTCATTGTAAATTTGTTTGTAATATCAGTCCATGCTCCAAATGAACCACTTTTGGTTTTCTGTCTAAATTCTATTTTAGTAATTGCATTATTAGATGCTCCAAAGTTAACATTGGTATATGTACCATTTCCTATAATATTTGCAGTTGTTCCAATTCCGTTCTGTCTAACAATGGACATATTTTTTATTACAACATTTGCATAATTAATTACTGTCGCAGTTTTTGTAATACTTGTAACATTACTTCTGCTATCAATTGCCTTTACTACTATATTCCCAGCTATTACTTTATCAACTTGCATTGTCACTGTTGCTGAACTACTATAATTAGCTTCTTTTGTTAATGCTCCTATTTCCGTTCTATATTTAACCATCGTAGCACTTTTTTGTGCCATTGCTTTATTTGTGGTTGTTATTGCAGTAGTCACATTAGAATATCCCTTTATTATCTTTTGATTATTACCTGTTAATGCAGTTGTGACTGTATTAACATCCGAAAATGTAAAGTTTGAAAAAGTTGGATTCGCATTTTTTACTGTTGCAGTTTTAGTTACTGTATGATAGTAATTCGTTCCATTGCATACAGTATTAAGTACAAATTTTACTGACAATGTATTTGAATTTGGTGTTGCTGCATAATGCAAATTATTATCAGATGTAGACCAAGCGAATGTATATGGAGTCTTAATTCCTGTTCTTTTACTGCTTAATAAATTAGTATTATTTCCTTTTTCTATCCATGCATTAACTGTTGAACCACTTGGATTTGTGAAACTAATACTAGTATTAGTTCCTATATCATAATTAGATGCCGATGTTATTTTAGCAATATCATATGTTGTTACATTTATCACATTTGAACTTGACCATAATTGGCTATCTTTTCTCCTAACTTGTAATTGTAAGTTGTAATTTGTATTTGGAGATAATTTAGAAAAAGTAACTGGATTTCCTGATAGGTTTGTCCAGTTACCACCATTTACTCTACCTTGAATTGCATCTATTGTTGCATCTACAGAGTAATTCAATTTAACACTATTTACAGTTCTACTATTAAGACTACAACTTACATTTGCATATCTTGGTATTGTCGGAAAACTAACATACTCGGATACTGAAATATCTGTTGGAATTATTGATGAAGATGATAGTCCAGAATGCCAGTTTCCATACAGTGTTGTTCCCCCAGCTCCACTACTACCGTCATGCCATACTGTAAATGAACTTGATCCTAGTGTCCACCATCCGCTTCCAGACCAGTCGAATTTTGCATAAGTATTTCCCTTTCCATTCATATTGTAATATGCATCGTTTGTATTATTGTTATAATTTCTACCACTATAATTTCTTTTTTCTGCATATAGTGTCATATTAACATTAGTGCAACAATTACCTTGGTCCTGGCTATAACTATATTCTATTATCAATCTACAATTTTTTGACCAACCCCCATATATTGTAGCCATATTATTTCTCCTTTTTTATAAAATAAAAAGACAGTCATCGCTGTCTATTGTCATCTTTTGAAATAAAAATGTTTCTATCTTTAATGTTCCTTTTATTTCTGTATTAGTTAATAATACTCTCAAATTATTTAATGTTAAAATAATGTTACTCGTATTCGTTGTGTCATACACACTAAATCCCAAGTTATTTATAACAGTCTTTATATCAGAACTTGCAGATGTTATTTCCACTCCATTGTAGTATAGGCTTAATGCTGTTCCCATTATTTCTCCTATTGCTGGTTCCCAATTGCTTCTCAAATTTCCTTCTTTAATTATTAAATCTGTTATGAATCCACCTTTGGTATTATCAATATACGAACATTCTAATTGATAAGTGATTTTTCCATTTGAGGTAAAAGTATAAGTAATTTCTTCTAGGCTTTTGCTTTTCGATGTATTTACCAACTCAATTGTATCTGTATTTGTTATTTTAAATATTAGGTTATTTCCTTCTGTGTTGCTATATTTAAAAGTAATAGTATATTGTTGCCCTTCTATAAGTGTTATTTCTTTATGTTTTATTACTTTATTAGTTGCATATATCATTGCTCCAGAGTTTGTAAGTGCTTTCAAATCTGCAATTTCTCCAAACATGGTATTTCCTTTTCCTGTTATTTCATATTGGTCTGTACCATACAAACCAACAGAATTTATAACTTTGTTTCTTCCTCCTGATATTTGGATAGATTGTGCAATTTTATCAACTGTTGCTGATACATCTGCTATCTTTTTTTGGTTATCTTCTATATCTTCACTATTTTGTGATACTGTTAATTTTAAGCCTTCTACATATGAAGAATAAAATTCTCCAGTATTTAGGTTAATATAAAAATTCCCATCTTGTGATTTTAATATTCCAGTTGTAATCAAATTTGCATCCATTACTCCTGTTGTTATAAAATCTGCAACTATTTGTCCATCAGAAGTCATTGCAATTTCAAATGGTCCATTTATTCCATTTTTTGAATATCCAAGCCCTTCGATATTCCATCTCCACACTTTTTGAGCACTTATTGGATCATTAGTGTCCATTATAAATAATTCACTTTGTGTCTTATATATATATCCACCCATTGCATTTGCTATTGAAGAAGTTGCAAAATCTTTTATTTGCTGTAGCCTATTTGGTATTCTTTCAAATTCTTCTTGATTCTGTTTTTGTTGATTTATTTGAGTTGTTACATAATTTGATTTTATATTTCCTAATTCTAGCGATATATATCTTTCTTTCAAAACATCCCATTGGTACTTGACTATTTTTATTGATATATCTACATCCAATGCATCTACTTTTGTATATAATGTGTCGCCTAATTTAAGTGTTTCCAAAAAGTCATATTTGCCTTTATATTCTCTGGTCTTCGATAATTCTATTAGTTCCACCTTAATATCTACAACTGGAACATCTATCTTATCCTTGTCAAACAATTCTTTTGCTTTTGTTCTTAATAACTCATAAGCTGTTTCTTCATTTACATTGTTTTCTGGATGTTCATCATCATCTACAATTTGAACTTCTGAAAATTCAACTTTTTTTATTTTTTCATTAGGATATTCATTTATATGAGAACTCTCTACATATTTTTCTGGTAATAATAACCCATCAAATCCCTGCGGCATTACCTTTGTGATTACATTACTGTAATCTATATCTACTTCTATTCCTGTTAAGTTTTTACTAAAAATTATTTTATACCCTGTATCTTTTCCTCTGTTTTCTAACATTTTTATTGTAAAATTATCTCTTTCCAGTTCGCCACCCCATACATTTACAAAAGAATTATCTATGTTTCCTATTAGACATTCTACTGGGTTTCTTCTTACATACCTTGCTGTTGCAATTTTTGTTATATCTGAATAAGCAGTAAACTTTTTGTTACTATTTACAGTATGATCCACTAACCATGTTAGTGCTGCTTGTCCTGCTAATTTTTGTGGGTATGTATCTTCTATGAAATCATCATTCCAGTCATAGAAAATATGTGTTGCAACTACTGTTTTCCTATTAAGATTCTTTTTTACATGTTTTATTCTAAATAATTGATATGATTCAACACTTCTTGCTTTTATTACATTTCCTTCCTTTATTTCTTCTGATAAATGTCCTTTTATTGGATATTCCATCTCTAACTCATAACAACCATTTAATTCTTCTATTATATTTGCTGATATTACATCTCTTAAGATTCCTATTCCATTATTATTAAAATTTGTTGTAAATTCATTGTAAATTGTTAACATTTATAGCCTCCTTAAATATAGGCTTTTCTATATTTTATTTGCATTGTTGCATTTCCTGTTATTTGAATTTTATTATTTCCTGGTATTAATATCGGAAATTCTCCGTTCATTTTATCATTTTTATTTTTCACGCCTTTATAAGCATTTTGTAGTTCACTATCTAATTCTATATATTCATCATCTATCGTTACTGTACATATTTTATTGTTAATTGTAAGTTTTACCTCACCTGTTCCTGTTAGTTTTATGTACGGATACATTTCTGCAGAACTATCTATTTTTAAGGTATTCTCATTTGTGTTATTGCAATTATATACATATTCTTGAGTGCTCTGTGCTATTGGTTGTAATTCTAATTGAATAATGAATTCTCTATATAGCCTAAATACTCTTTCAAGGGGTATGCTATTAGTTATTGTTGCATTATAATATTTGTCTAACTCATCTGAAAATGTTATTGTTCCAAATTCAATTAACCATTTGGTTATATCTCTTACATTAATATTTTTCTTTAAGGTACATTCTAATGATATGTTTATCGGTTCATAGCAATTTTCATCTATATGCAAAGTTCCGTTTCTTCCTGGCACTTGAACTATTTCTATTCTTTTTTTAGGTTTAGTTATAGGGGGTAGTTTCTTTAAAATTACCCCCATATCTTTTGAACTTATTCCGTTGTATATAAAATATGCGCCCATTCATTATCCTCCTTTTGCTGCTAATTTTCTATTTCTGTAAAATTCAATTTCTTCTACAAGACTTTCAATGTCCTGCTCTCTTTCATTTATAAATTTGTCTATTTTTAGTGTAAAATTTGAGTTATTGTTTGTTGTATTATTATTTGTTGTATTTCCATAGCCTACATTAGCCTGTCTTTTCAAAGAATTTAATCCTACATCTAAATTGGCAGTTAAATTTGGTGCTTTTAATACTGAATTCATTTTCGCCCTTAAGTTGCCAGTTTCGTTGTCAATACCATCCATAAATCCAAGGATCATATTTTCTCCCCATTCAATAATGTGTCTACCTTCTCCTTCTTTTGCTGGAGAATGAAAACCTAGAAATGATGCTATTGATTTAACAATTCCAGATGCTGTTTGTTTTGCATTTGATGTCATTGACTTCATTCCATTAATAAATCCTTGAATCATATTTTTTCCCCAGTTTTTTGCACTATTTATCATTTCTGTAAATTTTTCTGAAACTGCACTCTTTATTTCATTTACTTTATTACCTATTGCTGATTTTATATTTCCCCATGTATTTACTGCATTATTTTTTATAGTGTTCCATTTTCCTTGGACATCTTGTACTATTGGAGTAACTTTTGCCGAAATATTACTTTTTATTTGGCCGCCATTTTTCAGATGCTGTATTTTTTATTTCATTAAATTTGTTTGCTGTGCCTTCTTTAAGTTCATTCCATCTTGTTGAAACAGTATTTCCTATATTTGTTGCTGTTTCACTTATTTTATTTTTTACATTACTCCAGACTTCTGCAGTACAAGTTTTGATGTTATTCCATGTTTCAGAAATATTATTATTCATTTCATTCCACTTGTCACTTACCCAGGTTTTAACAGATTCTACTGTATCTGATACCTTTTGTTTTATATTATCCCAAGTTTCTGTTGTTTTATTTTTTAAATCTTCGTATTTTTCTGAAACGTTTGTCTTGATATTTTCCCAAGTTTCTATTGTATTAGTTTTAAGTTCATTCCATTTTTCTGATATATAATTACATATATTCTCATAATAGTAGTTGTGTTGATACATCCATTCATGTGCTGAAACAACACCATCTTTTATATTATTCCATGTGTTATTAGTATTAGTTTTTAATTCATTCCATTTATCTTGAATTCCGTTTTTTATATTATTTACCAAATTTGAAGTATTTGTTTTTAGGTTTTCCCATGCATTTGATGTTGAAGTTTTTACATTTTCCCATGTTTCTGCAGTTTTTGTTTTTACATTATCCCATGCATTTGATATTCCATTTTTTACATTTTCCCAGCCTTCTGACGCTTTTTGTTTTATATTGTTCCAGCCATTTGTCCAAGATTCCTTTATATTATTAATTCCATTATTAAACCAATTTTTTATGTTTTCCCATCCTGCTGAAAGTACCTCTCCAACTTTATTCATTGTATCTTCTATATTTATTAAAGCATTTATAAAATTTGCTATCCATCCAATTACTGTACCAATTGCACTTATTATTGGTTTCAATGCACTTAATAATTTAGTTACTACTGTTATTACTGGTTGCATAGCATCTATTAAGAATCCCCACCAATCTGCTAGGAATGAAACTGCTGTTACTAAAACATTTCCTATTACTTCAATTAATGGTTGAATTGCTTCCCATATTGCACCAAGTAATTCTATCATTACATCTATTATCGGTTTTATTGTATTCCACAATTTTTCGACAACATTTTTTACCTTTTCTAATGCCTCATGTACTTTTTCTTTAAAATCATCATTCGTATTATATAAGTGAACAAGTGCTGCTACCAATGCTGTTATTCCAATTATTACTAATCCTACTGGACTTGTAATGGCTCCTATTGCACTTGAAAATACTTTTGCTATTCCACCTGCATTTCCAATTGCAGTTGATACTTTTCCAAATGCAGAGACTACACCACCTATTGTACTTGTTAGCTTTCCTGCTATACTTAATACTGGTCCTATTGCTGCAACAATTCCAACTAATTTTAACTGACTTTTTCTTGTTTCCTCATCTAAGCTTTTAAATGCTGTGGCCCATTCTTTTATCTTTTCTACAATTGGTTTTGCCATATCTACTAAATCAATTATAACTGGAAGTAATGCTTGTCCTAATTCTATTGCCATATCTGTTACATTGTTCTTTAACATTGCAATCTGACTTTCAGTAGTTCCATATCTTTGGTTCGCTTCATTTGTTAAAGCTGTATTTTCATTCCAGCTTTCATTGGCTAAATCAATAGCATCTGTCATAACTCCACTAGCATTAGCAAGAGAAAGTATTGTATTACTTAATCTTACTTCTGTTAATCCCATATCATCTAAAACTGCTATTGCTGATTTTCCATTTCTTTCTGTATTATTCAAACCATCTATAAAAGCACTAATAGCTCCAACTGCATCTGTTTCAAATGCTTTTTTGAATTCATTTGCAGACATACCTGCAACACTTGAAAATTGATTTAATTTTTCTCCACCTAATTCAGTTGCTAATTGTATTTGTTTTAGTAATTTAGACATAGCAGACCCACCTGCTTCTGCCTCAATACCAACTGATGACATTGCTGTTGCTAATGCCATTATTTGAGCCTGGCTCAAACCTGCCAATTCTCCAGAAGCAGCAAGTCTTGTTGCCATACCAACAATATCTGATTCTGTTGTAGCAAAATTATTTCCAAGTGCAACTATAACTGAACCCAAATTGCTATAATTTGATGCTGACATTTTTGTTACATTTGCAAATTTTGCTAATGCTGATGCCGCTTCATCTGCAGATAAGTTTGTAGATTCCCCTAGGTCTATCATTACTCTGGTAAACGACAAAATATCTTCTGTTTTTATACCCAGTTGTCCAGCCGCTTCTGCTACTGCACTTATCTCTGTTGTTGATGCTGGAAGTTCTTTTGACATATTTCTTATTCCAACTTCTAATTCTGCAAATTGTTCTTCTGTTGCATCAACGGTCTTTTTAACACCTGCAAAAGCACTTTCGAATTCTATTGCTGATTTTGATGCTAAAGTACCTACTGCAACAATTGGTGCTGTTACAGTCTTTGATAATGTACTTCCTACTTTTTGCATTCCATTTCCAACTGTTGATATTTTCTCTCCTGCCTTTGTTAATGTTTCCCCAAGCTTTTTCCATTCTGCTGTATGACCTTTTATATCAGCATTTAATTTTTCTAACTCTTTTTCCATATTATTTAGAGTTGCTGTTGCATTATTCAATTGTACTTTTAACTTTTGTGTTCCTGTTGCATCTTCTCCCTTAGCTTTTACAGACGCTTTATATTGTTCATTTAATAATTCAACTTTTGCTTTTTGATTCAAAATGGCTTCACTTAAGTTTGATGCTTTAACTTTCAAACTTTCAGTTGTATTTCCGAAATTTTGCATACTAGATTTTGAAAGTGTCAACTCTGATTTTAGTGTTTTTAAATTATTATTTACTTTAGTTATTCCTTCTTTAAAGCCTGATGAGTCAAAAGCAATTTCAATTCCTAATTTTGCTAAAGTTTCTTCTACTGCCATTTAAAAAACCACCTCTATATAAAAATTTCATCGATGTAACACATCTCTGATTCATCGTGGTTTTCTGTCCCTGCTTTGCTCTTTGACATATAATCAAAATGAATTTCGGAAAGTATGCACAATTTCTTTGGTGTCATTTTCCAAAATTCTTTTTCTGGTATATGTAATATTTGTGTTCCTAAATAGTAAAGCCATCCCCAGTCCCAACTTTGTTCCGTTGTTTTTGGTGATGACTCATCTAGTTTTTTATTTCTTCATCTACTTCTGGCAAAGAACCTGCCACAGAAGCATTGATTTTATTTGTTATTTCTACGATATTATTCATATTTATCATTTTTCCTACTTGTATCAATGTTAGTTTTGGATTTTGTGTTTTTAACATTGCATACAATACATCTCTTATTGCTTTAAATGATCCTTTTTCTAATCCATCTAATGCTTTTGTTGGATCACCATATATTTCTTCTAATTCTGCAAAAACATTTAAATCCAAACATATTTCATATTCTTTTCCATCTAACACAATAGTGTTCCCAGAGACTTCTCCCTTCATTTCTTTTCCAGTTACTTTTTTTGTAGCCATATTTATTTCCTCCTAATAATTTATTTGTGAAGAAGCAGGAGGTTTTCTTATCCTTTTGGTAATGCTGGAATTTCAGGAATATCTGTAAACCATGCTTTTATTGTTGCAGCATTGGCTCCTTCAGAATCTTCATCTTCCATAATTCTCCAATTCCCATCCATTCTTGAATAGAAACTACCTTTTAAACTATTTGTTTTTGGTGTTGGTTTTTCTCCTATTGTTTCGTATTCATCTTCTGTATGTTCAAATTTTCCTTTTAGTAACCACACATATCTGTATTTACCATTTGATTTTTTACTTCTAAAACCAATAGCAACATCTGGTGCAAGGTCATCTTTATTTTCAATTAACATTCCATCTATTACTTTTGAGCCTTGTAATAATGCTCTTGATTCAATTGTTAATTGATTTAGTTCAATTTCAACATCACATGAATCAAAATTGTTTAATATATCCTCTACTGAATCATCTGAGTATAATTTTTCTGATGATGTTTTTGGTGATATTTTTGCTTTGATAGACCTTTCTAATTTTACTGGTTTTGCATAAGTTGTACCAGTAGCATCATCTTTTGTTACTTTTGCTACTGTCAAATTTTCTAATCCTATTTGTCTTGGCATTTTAAATTCCTCCTACTTTTTTTATTTAGTGAAGGAGCAGGAGAATTTGTTTTTAATATTTATATTCTGCATAATAACAGTCAATTGCCTTATGAAAAATTTTATTTTCTCTCTCATAAAGGTCTTGACAAGTTATCGAATAAAATTCATTTTCTTTTAGTTCCTGTACTACTTTATTTTTTATATCTGTTGGATCATCCTTTGAAAATATATCAACTTGAAAATGATGCCCAATTATTTCTTCATTATCATCTGACCCAGCATCTGTTTTTTCTAACACCTCAAAATAAGTTATATAAGTCGTTTCTTTACCTGTATATGTATCAAATTCAACATCATATCCTAGTTTTGATAATACTTGGTAGATTTTTTCGTGTGCATCCATTATTTCAATTCCTTTCCAACAATATTTTTAAAAATTTCCAACGATTCCATTACTTTCTTTTTATAAGCTGGTCGCATAAAAGGTTTTTTACCATAGTATCTACTTGACCATGGTCCTGATGATGCACCCCATTCAATGAATTTAGCATAATAATATGGAGAGTTATCCCCTTTTGTAAATCCAACTATAACCTTTTTCTCTGTTCCTTGCTGTTCTACATCTCCAATTTCTATATGGTCAGCCATATGTCCTTTGGTACCTCTAGGAGTTTTACTTTTTCTTGCTTTTCTTCTAGCTTCATCTCTAATTGGTTCTGCTGCTTTAATGAGTGCTTGGTCAACAATTTTATTTATTTTTTCTGGCATATCTTCCATTTTTTGATATAATTCTTCATATCCATACATTCGTATATCGTATTCACTACTCATTTTCTATTGCTTCACATCTAATTTTTATTTCGATGTTCCTTTCATCAACATTTTCTATTCCAAGTATGTTGTAAGGTCTTTTGTAAAATATCCTATACATTTCTGTATTTGAAAGTTTATTTTCCAAATCCTTATTGTATCTTATTGTAATTTCATTATTCTTTTTAGGTTTTATTGAATTTGCTATATTTTCTTCATTTTCAATATTGGTGTTTATATTGGCCCAAACTTTTTTTATGTCATACCATTCTTGTTTTGTTACACCTCTACTATTTTTAGTAGATGTATATTCCTGTATGATAATTCTTTTATTGTACTGATTTGTTTTCATTCTTTTCACTATCCTCATTTCCATATCTAATCTGTATCAACAAATTATCTAATGAATATTTTAGACCTTTAGTGCTTCCTGTTGCTGCTCTGTTTTCGTACCAATGATTTATCAATATTCTTTGACATAGTTCTGCTTTTGGACTGTCTTTATCATAATCTCCACATGCTGTTTTTATATAACTATCTGCTGCACTTATTAAGTTTTTTATCAATTCATCTTCATCATCATTATCTATTCTGCAATACAATTTTGCTTGTTCTATAGTTATCATAATTTCACCTCCAAAACGCATAAAACCTTGTATTTTCAAGCCTTATAATTTCACCATTCAAATTTTAAAATGGCTTAAAATCCATTCTGGTGCTTTGATTTTTTGCTATTTTATTGAAAAACAGAGGGGTTTTATTTTCCCTCTGTTCCTGTATTTTTCTCTGATGCATTTACAGTTGTATCTCCTGTTATTGCTAATTCTCCATACATATATGCTTCATTATCTGTTTTGATAACATCATATCTTTCTAGAATTCTAATTAAGGTAGCATTCTTTGTGAATCCTGCTTCTTTAGATTTAGCAATTTCATATCTTTCACGATTTACAAATGTAATTGCTTCTTCTAAATTTCCATAGAAGATTGGTGCTTTACCTTTTGCACTTGGAATATCAGCATTTGAGTAAACATCAATTGTTAATCCTTTGAACATTTTTTGAGTTGGGTTTTTTGGATCTGGTTGTAAAATTGGTCTACCATTTTCATCAACGGCATTGTCTAATTCATCAAAACCATCTTGATTTGTTACAATTACACTTCCTGGTATTAAAGCAGGATCAATATCTTTATTTAATGATCTCTTTAATGCTTTCCAGTCGGCTAATGCTTTTGCAGTTTTATCTGCTTTCATAACTGTTAGTATATCTGCATTTTCTGTTTTTACGGCTTTACGAGCAAACCATCTTCCAACATAATTCATTAAACCTGCTTGTTCATCTGCTAACAAATAATTTGAAACTGGTAATATTGCACCTTTATTTTTTATGCTATAGCTTTTTGTCTTGAATTTTGGTCCATCTTCTTGTGGAATTTCTTCCATTTCATTGATGTCTTGTAATAAACTCATTGTACTATTATTTTCATAAACAAATGAACCACTTACTACAGTTGTTCTATATTCTCTAACATGTGTTCTCAAAGATTTGTACTCTCTTTTAAACTCATTTATTCTTGTATTTTCATCTGTTGGCACTAATATGCTACCATTTGGATCACTGTCTGCTTTTTCTATTAGAGCATTTTCTGCTGGAGTTAATTTCTTTCCAGTAATTGCTTTGAAAAATGCTTTGTTAACATCTGCCTTCTTATCTTCCACTGGTTCTGTAACTGGTGTTCCAGCATCTTGGTTTAATTCTTCCTCCATTTTTTCAATTTCTTCTGCTTGTTTGATTTGTTCGTTTATAGCTTTTGCTTCTTCAGTTTTTGCTTTTGCTTCTTCTAGTTTTCCTTCCTCTGTTAATTTTCTTGCATCTGCTACCATAGCAGCAAATTTTTGTCTTAATTCTCTTAAATTCATTTTGAATTCCTCCTATTTTTTATTTTTGTGAAAGAGCAGGAGGAATTCTGCTTTATTCTGTTTGCTTATATATTCAAATAGATTTACTGCATACTCAATAAGTCTATTTCAATTTTTAACTTTTCTAATTCAATTTCATCTTGTACTTTTTTCATTTTATTTTGTATTTGGTTTATGCTATTTTGCATACAAGCATTTACCTTTTTTTTGCTAAAATCAAATCCAGTTTGACTTTTTTCTTCTTCATTTGTGTATAATACTTCATCAATAAAGCCAAGTTCTTTTGCTCTATATGCATTCATCCAAGTTTCATCTTCCATCAATTTTGAAAGTTCATCTCTTGGTAATTTAGTTTTTAGTTCATAAGCATTTATTATCGCTTTTTCAATTTCTTCAAGTCTAGCAATTGTTTTTTGAAAGTCTTTTTTGTCGCCCCAGTCAAATGTACTTGGTAAATGTATCATCATCATTGCTGTTGGACTCATTTGAATCGTATCTCCTGCCATTGCAATAAATGAAGCAGAACTTGCTGCAAGTCCATCGATTTTCACATTTACCTTTCCTGTATGTTCTTTTAGCATTGTATATATTTGACTTCCTGCAATAACATCTCCACCTGGACTATTTATCCAAACGGATATATCTTTTCCTTTATGTTTGTTTAATTCATCTTTAAACAATTTAGGAGTTATTTCATCTCCCCACCATGTTTCCGATGCTATTTCTCCTTCTAATACTAATTCTGGTGTATTAGTCATTAAATCTTTTGTCCAATTCCAAAATTTATTCATTTTCTTGCACCTCCTTTTCTTTTTCCTTTTGGCTTTCAGTATTTTCATCATCTTCTGTACTATTTTCTATCTTTTCTGTATTGTTCTGTCCTTTTGACATTTGATATTCTTCTAATTTATCTAAAAATGTATAATTCAAACTGATTAAATGTTTTTTACCTAGTCCATTTTCTAGTTCTGGCAAATCTTCTTTATCTCTTATTTCATCAATGTTATATGCACCTATTCTTTCCATTATTTCGTAGTATTCCGCTCTTGATTTACTATCTCCTCTCAATTCAGAATCAACATTATATTTGCAATAATAATTCTTTTGTTCTGTTGGTGTGAATAATTGAAAATTTAAAGCCTGTTCCCAACTAACTAATAATGGTTGTAGTGTGTTTTTTACAAAACTTATTGATTGATGTTCTATATTTGAAAATGTTGCATGTTCTAGGTCAGCTATCATATGTGGTGGTACATTGTAAATTCTTGCTATATCTGTTGTATTAAGTTTTTGTGTTTCAATGAATTGTGCATCAGCTTGGCTCATTGTTAAGTCTTGATATGTAATTCCAGAATCCAAAATTGCTATACGATTTGCATTTGTCATTCCAGTATTCATCTTTTCCCATTCTTCACGAACTATTTTCTTGGCCTCTGGTTTTAATGTTACCCCTGGAACTGATAAAACACCTTTTGCAGTAGTTCCATTTTTATAGAATTTTGAGACATATTTCTGTGATGCCATTTGACTTCCAATTGTTTCTCTAGCTACTGCTATTGGTGACATTCCTTTTAGTCCTGTGAGCCCTATATTTTTTATATGTAATACATTTTCATATTTCAATTTGACAGATTGTCCATCTGGTAATACTGTAGTATACCAAACCTTTCCATGGTTTTTATCATCTGTAACGACCTCTGTTAGCTCTGGATTTAGTATCCATAAACCTTTTGGATAACCATCTTTACCAAATTGTATTTCTGCATATGCATTTCCATATAGCTGTCTATGTGCTTCCATTGTCATTTTAAAATCAAATGGTGTCATATATGGGTTTGGTCTTGTTTCTAATAATTGTGTTACTGCATGTTTTTCATCTTTTATTTTTTTACCACCTTTGTTGTTGTAAACATGTAATGGTAATTTGGCTACACTTTGGCTCAATAACCTTATACAAGCATATACCGCAGCCATTTTCATTGCAGATTCTTCACTTACAACTTCTCCAGATGATGTTTCTCCACCATTTATCCAGTTTACAAACCATTTTGAAGGAGTAGTTACATTTGACTCTTTTTCTGTTTCTGCTGTTTCGCTATTTATTAAATTTTTAAAAATGTTTTTTATTCCCAACTTTCTCCCTCCTATAATGAAAAGTCATCTCCTAGTATCAATTTATTCAAATCTACAGTTGTATCTAATAATCTTGCTCTACTATGGCTATTTACCATTGCTGCTGCAGGGTCTATTCTATTTTTGCTTTTTGCTTTATCTAAGCATATATTTCCGTTTGGATCTTGACGAGTAATACAATTAGATATTGCCCAAGTTAACACTGGATTTTGGTTATGGACTATTTTCTGTTGATATACTAGTGCTAGAATATCCTTTGTAGGTTCTGACAATGTTGGATATCCTTGTCTTACTGCTACCATTAGAAATCCCTCATTTTCCAAATCATTAGCCATCTGTGTACTATTCCATGGGTCAAAACAAATTTCTTTTATTTGAAATTTTACGGCTGCATTTCTGATATATGCTTTTACGAATTCGTAATCTACTACATCTCCTGGTGTTGCAGTTATATATCCTTGCTTAATCCAAACAGAGTACGGTACTCTATCTACCTTTTCCTTTTCTTGCACTCTGTTTTCTGGTATAAAACTATGTGATAACATTACATATCTTCCATCATCTAGTCTAAATTCTAAATTTACCGAGGTTAAATCTGTAGTTGCTGATAAATCTAGTCCACAATAGCATTCTTTTCCTAACAACTCTGACTCTGGTACAAAATCATTACACAAGTGCCATTTTGCCATGTTCATCCATGCAACATCTGAATTTACCCATTGATTAAGGTATAGTCTTCTAAATCCTGCCTCTAATGATGGAATTTCTTTCGCTCTAGTTGCTGTTTGCCTAAATTCTTCTATACTTCTAAATACACCCAATGCTGGATTCGCCGCAAACCACACTTTTTCATCCCAAATATCTGCATCTGCAGGTGCTTCATATATAACTGGATAAAATGTTTTGTCATATTCTTCTCCACGCTCTTTTTTCTCCATTTGCATTTTCGAATAATTATATAATTCGTAACATATACCTTTTGTATCTGCTCCTGCAGTTGTTATGCTTATAAAAAGTGGTTGCCTTCTAGCACCCATTGATGTTTTTAATACATCATATAATTCTCTATTTGGTGCTTCATGGATTTCATCGTAAATTACTACATGAGCATTAAACCCATGTGCTGTTCCAGCTTCTGCTGAAATTGCTCTGTAAAATGAATTTGTATCATATCTTACAATTCTTTTTTGTGATTCTATTATTTTGCATCTACTTGATAATGCTCTATTCATTCGAATCATCGCACAACAAGCTTGGTATACTTTGGTTGCTTGTTCTCTTGAAGTAGCTGCACTATATATTTCAGCACCATACTCATCATCCATGAACAAACAATAAAGCACTAGTGCTGCTATTAACTCTGTTTTTCCATTTTTTCTTGGTAAAAAAATAAAAGCCTCTCGAATTTCTCGAAAGCCTTCATCATTTACTGTTCCAAATATATCTTTTATAATTTTTTCTTGAAATGGCATAAGATTAAAGGGATGTTTTGCATATTCCCCCTGTGTATTTCTTAATAATTTTACAAAATCAACGGCCCTTTGTGCTTTTTCTTCATCATACATTAATGCATCGCCTTCCTAAATAAGGTTTCCATTTCATCTTCATCTTGTTCGCCAGGTAATTGCATTCTTCCCCTACTGCTTGGTGTTAAGCCGAATTCTGTCATAAAATCTTTACATAGTTTCAAATACTTTTGAGCTATTGCTACCTGTGGTAGTTGTTGTATGTATTTACTCTTTTGGTTTGGTTGAAATATTGTACTTCCTATCTCATCCATCTGTTTTTCCGCTTCTACATATCTACTCCAACATTTGCAATATGCTTCTAATGCCTTTGTATCTGATTCTGATAATAATTTGCATTCTGCAAGTAATGGTGCTACTCTATTCCATTCTTCTTTTGCCACTTTATCTAACCACTCAGGTGCTTCTGGATATTCTCCTGGTCCATATTCTTTTACTTTTACCTCTTTTCCTATTCTATCTTCTAGTCTTATTTTTGAGGGATTTCCATTTAATATGTGCATCTGAGTAGGCTTTGGTTTTCTTCCTGGTGTTGCCATACTTTTCCCTCCTATTCAAATATTTCGTTGTATGTATACTCTTTACTATCTCTAGTTATAATTACTTCTTCTGAACTTTGTTTTTCTTGTATATATCTTTTAATAATTGCATCACAATATACTGGATCTAGTTCTACTAGATATGCTGTCCTATCTAATTTTTCTGCTGTCATTAATGTACTTCCACTACCTCCAAATAGGTCTAGTACAATATCTCCTTTTGCAGAACTATTTTGCATTAATATTCCTAGCAACCCTAGAGGTTTCATTGTTGGATGTAATTTATTTTTCTTTGGTCTTTCATATTCTATTACACTTGTAGGAATTCCTTTTTTATATTCTTCTATAATTTCTAGCAATTCTTTCTTTGATTTTTTCTTTAATTCATCTATGTCTGATTCTAAAATTGTTGATTGACTTCTTCCTCCATACCAAGTATGTCCAGCTCCTTCTTTCCATCCATAAAGTATCGGCTCATGTTGCCATTGGTAATCTTGGCGGCCAAGTACGAATTGATTTTTTAGCCAAATTAAACATTCTGCCATTTTATATCCTGCATCTATAAAAGCTTTTCTAAATGCATATCCACCAACATCTGAGTGGAATACATAAATTGGTGCTCCCTCTCTTGAAAAATCATACATACACTTATGTGCTTGATACAAAAATTTTTCAAATTCATCTTCTTCCATATTATCATTCATTATTTTCATTCCTGTAGAATTTGATTGATAATTCACATTGTATGGAGGATCTGTTATTACTAGGTCTGCTAATTTCCCATTCATAAGCTTTTCAACATCTGTTTTATCAGTGCTATCTCCACATATAAGTCTATGCCTACCAAGTTGTATAATATCTCCTGGTTTAGTATAAGATTTTTCTTCTTCTAACACTTTGTCAATGTTGAAATCATCTTCCATTACTTCTTCTTGTACCCCTAACATTCCTAATTCAGCCAAATCAAATCCTGTAATTTCTGCTAAATTAACACTTTGTAATTCTGATAAAAGAACTTTTAATTTGTCTTTATCCCAGTCACCAGATATCTTATTTAATGCAATATTTAGGGCTTTTTCCTTTTCTTTGTCTACATCTATTACAATACACTGTATTTCACTATATCCTATGCTTTTTAACACTTTATATCTTTGATGTCCACCTATAATTGTTCCATCCTTATTTATAATTACAGGATCAACATATCCAAATTCCTCAATACTTCTTCTTATTTTTTCGAATTCTTTATCTCCTGGTTGCAAATCTATTCTTGGATTATATTCTGCTGGTTTTAATTTTTCTATGCTTATGCTTTTAAATTCCATTTTACTCATCTACCTTTTCCCATTTTGCCTTAGCATTTCCGATATGTCCGTTTTCAGCCAATTCCTGGTATATTAAATTTGTTCTTAATTCAAGAAAATCAATAATTCCTTTAGGTGTTAAATTATATATTTCTAATACCATTCGTTCCAATTCTTCATCAGATACTTTAGTACCAGTTCCAAATGTATCAATGTTTATTGATACTGGTTCTTCAATTCCAATTGCATATGCTAATTGTACTAGACATTTCTTTGCTAATTTTTTTGCTACTATATTTTTGGCTATATATCTTGCCATATAAGCCGCTGACCTATCTACTTTTGTTGGATCTTTTCCACTGAATGCACCGCCACCGTGTGGACAATAGCCACCATATGTATCTACAATAATTTTTCTACCAGTTAGTCCACTATCTCCTGCTGGTCCACCTAATACAAATTTTCCAGATGGATTTATTATTATCTTTGGTTCTATAAAACCGAATTTATATTGTGGTATTACTTCTCTTACTACATACTTGGTTATATCTTTTGTTAGCTGTTCATTTGATATATTTTCATTATGTTGTGTTGATATTACAATTTTATCTATTCCAATAAAAACATTACTTTCATATATTGCTGTTACTTGAGTTTTTCCATCTGGTCTTAAATATGGCAATACCCCATTTTCTCTAACCTCTGTTAATCTTTTTGCAAGTAATTTTGCATAATATATTGCTGCTGGCATAAGATTTTCTGTATCATCACAGGCATATCCAAACATTATTCCTTGATCTCCAGCCCCCATTTTTTCTTCTTTTGTTGCTCCTGCAATGTCTGGTGATTGTTCGTGAATCTTAATATCTATTTTGCAATTTTTGTAATCGAAACCTAGGTTTTCATCTGTGTATCCTATTTCTTTTATTACTTTTCTCGCAATTTCTTCATAATTTATCTTTGCTTTAGTTGTTACTTCTCCCATAATTAGTACATATTGAGTTGTAACTGCAGTTTCTACTGCTACTCTTGAATACTTGTCTTGTCTTAAGCATTCATCTAGTATTGCATCTGATATTTGGTCGCAGATTTTGTCTGGATGACCTTTTGTTACACATTCACTCGTAATATATTTCATAATTTTACCAACTTTCTTTTTTTAAATACTTGTAATAATCTTTTTATTAAGTTATATAAACAATGGAGGTGTTTACTTATGAATAAAGCATTATTTGATGATTTGTACTTTGGTGACTATCGCCCAAATGACATTACTATTGAGTCTGAAGAATACGATAATATTATTTCTGAAGTTACCAAACTACAACACAACTTGTCTGCCAAATTATCAAAAGAAGATTATGCAGAAGTTAGAAAGCTTGATGATTTTCATAATCAGCTTAATGACTTATATGCCAAACAGTCCTATACTGACGGTATAAAATTTGCTGTAAATTTTCTTTATAATGCCTTATGCGACAACCTTTCGGGCAAAAAATAAAGGCCCCCCCTTATCAATTTCCCGAAATTATTTACAGGGCTCCCCTCGCCGTTCCCCCTATCTGTCATTTAGAGATTTTAGGTGGGGTGGCTCTGTTGCTTTATTTATGCTTTCTATAGCACTTATTGTGTTATAGAATATTTCTTTTTTTGCATTTGTCATCTTTTGTTTTACTATTGTATCATTCAGTTTTCTATGTCTTTGTTGATGACATGATTCACATAGACTGACCATATTTTCTATTACCAGTCTTAGATTCCATTCTTCCTTTATTGGTATGATATGATGAACTGTTACTGCTGGAACTATCTGTTCTAGTTGTTTACAGTCTTGACATATATACTCATCTCTAGCAAGTGCTTTCTTTCTTGCTATCTTCCATCCCTTACTCTTATAGAATGCTTGTTCTTTATCATCTGTTCTATTTTGGTTATATCTTCTATTTATTGCTTTTCTTTCTTCTGCTTCTATGTAAGCATGTTGTTCACAGAATCTGTTTCTAGTAAGGTTGTTACATCCCATCTTGTTACATACATGTAACTTCTTTTGTGCCATTATTATCCCTTCTTTTCTATTGCTTTTGTCTTATAAGGAGATAAGCCAGATAGTGCTGCAATACTACCTGGCTTTAATGATAAATAAAACAAAAGGGCATTACATTTTGTTTATTTTCTGTTTTACTTCACAATAAAAGGATATCAGATTTCTCCAATATCCTTATTGTGAAAGCAAAGCATAAACAGAAAAAAGAACAAGATTTCTCCTGCTCCTTCACACTATTATTTTAGCACTTTTTTTAGTCTTATTTCTGCCATATTTTTGTCAATTCCATTTTTTTATTGTTTTCGACACCGTTCGACACAACATTTATTATTTTTATGATATACTTATGTTAATGAAAGGAGTGATTTTATGGACTCAAAATTTTCACTATTGATTTTAAAAAATAAAGCAAAACTCGAAAAACTAATTGAATCTGGTGCTCCTTATGAGAAAATATTGCATCAAAGTCAAATTCTTGATAAATACATCATTCATCAAATTAAGGCTATAAACCAAATCAGACACTAGTTGTTATCTAGTGTCTTTTTGCTTGTTTTATTTCTTTTCCACATTCAGGACAATAATTTAATTTGAATGGTCCTCTATCTACTCTACCTTTTACCCTACTTAATATCATTCGTGGTTCTTTTATTCTCCAGCTATAAATTGTAATTTTTGCAAATAATTTACTTTTAACATATGTTTCATCTTTTGTTGCTTCTTTCCAAAATTCTATTTCTTCACAACATTTACACATTATATCTCTCCCTTATTTTTTGTATATTATTTCTTTTATATCTGTTATATTTATTATGTCATGTCTTTTGTTTTTACCTGCTATTTCTATTAGACAATTATCTCCTGACATATTTAATATTGTTCCTTTTTCATTATTTTTCAATTCTACCACATCGAATATTTTTAAATTTTTTTCCTTCATTTTTTCCCTCCAAAAGTATTATACCATATTACTTTTTAAAATGGAACTTAATCCAGTAAAAGACTTGATAAATAAGTATTTTCAAGTTACAATACAAAAAATTGCAAAGGGGGTTTTGTTTATGTTATCAGAAAAGCAATTCAATGATATTGCAAAAAACGGTATTACATTTGAACTATCAAAGAATGGAAAATATGCCACTATTTATAAAAAGGGAAAATATGTTAGTAATATTTTCGGAACAAAAAATACCGTTTACTTCTGTGGAAAGGAATTTGTTGAAACAACTACAAAAGATATAATTGAATTCTTAAACGAAAATAAATTAGATGTAAATCAAAAAAAATAATGGATTCTCTTTCCATTATTTTATTTTGTCCAATTTTTCTATTCCTTGTTTTATTGCTATATTTATTAACACATAAATTGGAATATTATATTTTTTCTTCATTGCATTTAAGCAATCCATAGCAGATTTTCTAACCATTACAGAATGTTTTTCTAAATCTTTCATTCCACACATGGTCACTTGTTCCTGCTCCGCTAACTCATATATGCATAGATTAATTATCTTACTTACAGATGCATCAAAATAATTTTCTGATAAATCTATTAGCTTTTCATATAAGTCTGCTTCTATATCTAAAGTTCTTTGACTTAATTCTTCTCTTTTAAGCAATGCTTTTGTAATATCCACTCTCCATCGCTCCTTTACTATATTATTTATTGTGTATATTATATTTTATTTTATACAACAATATAATATTTGTAGAACGAACATATAGTGTTCGTTGAACCGTTGTTTTTTATCTTTTTTTATGTTATAATACTTTTAGATACTAATAAAAAAAGGAGTTTTGAAATATGGCAACAGACTTATTTTTAAATGTACCAACTCAATATGTTGTTTTGGTTTTTCTTCCAATTGTATTTTGTCTGATTCAGTTATATACTGTAATAAATCTTAATTCAGCTATACAAGAAACTGAAAAAAAATATAATGAGGTGAAAAAGCAAAATGATGCACTTGTTAATAATATTTTAGAAATGTTACATTCTTTTAGTGACTTTAACAAACATCATACTTATATTGAAAACAAGAATATTGAATTGCTTGAAAATTTATCAACTATTATTGAAAAAAGAGGCTAACGCCTCTTTTTTAGATAAGTCCCATTTCTTTACCAACGTATTCTATTATCTTATTTTTCATTCTATAATAGGTTCTTTCTGATATTGATAGTTCATAGCAAACTCCAATTTTATTCTTACCATTATTTTCTATATAATTTTTAGTAAAAAATTGGTTATGATACATATCTAATCTCTCTTTTGCTTTATCAATACATTGTTTGTTAAATTCCATTCTTGCTATAGCCATTGGTGTATTCAGTCCTATCACTTTATCTGCAGTTGGATCAGATGTTGTATTTCCTTTTGGTAAACCATCAGGAGGATTTGGACTTGAATCAATTATATTTTTTCTTATGTTTTCTATCTTTTGTTTGTAATCTTTATAATTCGATAATTCATAGTCTATATAATCATATATTTTTTTGTTAATTCTCATATTCATTACCTCCCAATAATTTATTTGTTTTTAGCATTTTTTCAACATCTTCTATTGAGTATGCAATGCAACATATTGCTCCAGCATCAGTTAATTTTCTTATTGCAACCTCTTGTAATTTTGTTGGAACATTTCCTGATACTTTTACTTCAATGCATACAATTTTTCCTTTATAGACACACATTAGGTCTGGGAGTCCAATTACTGAATACTGATTTCCATGATTTTTCCATACATATGATCCTGGTAGTTTTTTCTTTAGATAATCTTGTATTTTTCTTTGAAGTGTAGATTCTAACATTTCTAATCACACTCCTTTAGTAGTTTATCTAGTATTTTCTGTAACACATTTACAACTATTGAATTTCCTGCTTGTTTGTATAACTGCGTATCAGACATTCCTATTTCTTTTGCTTTTTTATAGTCACTATCATCAAATCCCATTAGCCTCCAACATTCTAGTGGTGTTAATCTTCTAATTCTATATTGTGGGTAACTATTTTTCATACCAGCTGTAACTGTTCCGTGATTTTCCTTTATTGTTGGAGCAATACCATTTTCAGATACTATTCTTCCTGCCTCATGTTTACTTGGAAAACAATTTCCTTTTACAATTATCCTATCTGTTTTTACTAATGTTGCTTGTCTGCATCCAGTATCTAGTGTTTGTGCAACACCATGTCCTACCCTACCTCTTTTTTTATTAGAGTATGGATATGACATATTTATGCTATCTCCTGGTTTTGCTGTATCATATCCTTTTTTAGTTGCATTTATTACATCCACCATTGGTTGTCTATATCCACCTTGCATTGTGTCAATCGCTGGTGCTAGTCCTTCTTGGTTGTAGACACTACCTGCTTGATGTCTTTTTCCATCTTTGTCAAATATTCCCCCAACTCTATCTACAACTATTTTAGGTTTTATATTTCCACCCTGCATTGCTGTTATTGTAGGAGCTATTCCCTCATTTGAATATACTTTATTAGATGATTTGTACCAACCTTTATTGTTAAGATTTCCTGCATCAATAATTTGTTTATTATCTTTATTCATATTGGTATTTGCAATAAAACCTTGTATCATTTTTTCTGATAAAAAATACTTTTCATCTACTTCATCTTCTAAAACATCTTTTAATCTTTTTTCACTTTCAATTGGTTCTGGAAATTCAAATGTTCCTTTGTCAATGTCTTTTCTTATACTTACAATGAATACTCTTTCTCGGTTTTGTGGTACACCATAATTTTTAGCATTCAATACTTTCCAATAACTGTTATATCCTGCTTCATCTAAATCTTTTAGTATCATTTCAAATTCTTTTTCGAATCTTTTACTTGTCAGATTTTTAACATTTTCTATTATTGAATATTTAGGCATAGTTTCTTTTAGAATTCTTATTCCTTGATAATATAAACCACTTCTAGTTCCTTCTTCAATTCCTTTTAATCTTCCTGCAACTGATATATCTTGGCATGGAAATCCCCATGTCATCATATCTATTTTTTCTTTTGCGTCATAAAATTTTAGTTCTCTTATATCTCCAAAATTTAATTCTGGAGATATATTGTGAATAGCACAATAGCTTTTTACTGCATATTTGTCAATTTCACTAAACCCTACCAATTCATATGGTATCATTTCTCTTTCAAGTGCTTTCTCAAAAGCCCCTATTCCGAGTAAATAAGCTTAATAATTTCATTACAAATCATTCCTTTTTTACTTATTTACCCTTTTGTTTTTATTCTTTTATTTGCATCCAAATTTTAATATATTCATTTGCAGCTTTTTCAAATTCGGTTATGCTTTTTCTTTCGTTATATATTTTTTCTATTTCTTCCAGTTTTTGATTGTATTTTACCCATAGCCAATAGTCTTTATTTAAATATTCTATTTGCTTTCTTGTTAAATTTCCTGGGCCTACTGGATTTACTTTTTGGTCTAATATCTTATCAAAACTTTCTTTTGGAAATGGGATTTCTAACTTTTTCTCCAAATCTATTATTTCTGCTAATACTTGTTGATATCTGACCTTATCATTAGAATCATTCTTTTTTTCCAATTCTGTTTTTTCCTTCATTAGATTTTTTAAATATTGAATATCATTTAAATCGTATGACCTCATTTTTTTCTTTATTTTTCAGTCCTTTCGGCTTTTTTATGTCCTTTCTGACCTTTTGGATTTTTGTTAAGGTCAGGCTTGTTTTCCTACTCTTATAAGGTTTTCATTGATTTTCTGTCCTTATGTCCTAGGTTTTTTTTTAATACTTACTATATATTTATATGTATATAAGTTATTCTAAAATTTATATAGAAAATTTTTTACATATAGAATAATTTATTTTTTTAAGGACATAAGGACATAGATTTCTATAAGTATTGATTTATATAGTATTAGCTCATGACCTTTTGTATGACCTTTTCATGTCCTTATGACCTTAATTATTCTATAATTTGCAAGTCTGAATATAATTCTTTAAGTTCTTTAGTAGCAATTTCCATATTATCTTCTTGCTGCTCTTTTTGAGTTTTAATTCCTGGTATGAATGCTATTGCTCTAATATAAGTATTGTGATATTTTATTCTAACTTGGTTTCTATTGCCTTCTGTTTGTATATACCCTTTTGCTGCTAGTTTTTTTATAATATCTCTATAATTTAAATCGTGTCCATCTTTATTAAATGCTGGAAGCAAAACATTTTGGAATACATTAGGCAAAATATAATAGACTCTTTCTGGCATTTCATTTGGATCAAAAAATCTAGCTTTTCTTTTCATCTTTTCTACATTATCTTCGAATACACCATATCGTTCTTTAGAATTACCTTGGCTACTAGGTTCACTAGAATTTTCATAAATAACATCAAAATTATAATGATTGCTCATTACCCAGCTATCTGCAAATTCATAGAATTTTTCAATTAAATCGGTATCCCTTTCGTTTGGTAAATTACTATATATTTCTTTTCCTAGCAAGTATGATTCATTTATTGTTTCTTTATTGAATATATATTTATTTACTAATTCATCGGTAATTATTTCTAATGATATGTATCCTGCATAAGCACGAGATTTTCCTTTTACTTCCGAAATCAATTTTTCTATATATTCATTGTATTTTTTCTTCAATGGACTAAAGTTTTCTTTAAATTCTTCAAGTAATTTTTCGATGAATCTTGGTCCAGCTAGTCCATAATTTTCTTCTGCTAGTGTATACATTTTAGAGGCCATTTCTTCTGAGTCAAATGGTTTTCCTTCTATTTCTAACACCCTAGATGTTATACCACCTAATGAATTATTTCTTATCATTGGTTCTTCTCCTGTAGTTATTATTATTGAATTCCAATGAGATTGGTTTTGTATTCCACCATCTTTATTTCCTCTTATCTTTGATGTACCATTTCCTAGCATATAGATTATTGTTTCTAAAAATCCATTTCGATTTCCTTGTAGTTGCTTTTCATCAATTGGTAGTGGTAAATCCGAGTAAAATGCTGCCGTTCGCTCTAGTCCTACTTGAGTTGCATTAAAGTTCAAAAGATTCTTTTGTGGATCACCCCACACACTATTTCCAGCCATCATACATGCCGTTTTTCCGCTTCTAGTTTCTGCATAATTGTGCGATACAAAGTTTCTTAATCCCAGTTTTCGTAACAAAGGAGATGCAAAAGAAATATTTTGATTAAATCGAAACACTTTGTTTTTTCTATAATCTATCATTATTTCAACCCATTTTTCCAAAGTTCCTTTACTTTTGTACCCTTCTGCCCACTTGTACATATTCCTGTCTATATCCAATACATAATCTCCATTAAAGAAAGGTACAAAATATTTACCATGCCATCCTAATCTATTAACTGTATTTTTTACCTTGAGCAAATCAATATTGTTTTCTTCAACACATTGTAAAAATTTAACCAGTGCTTTTGAATTTTCACTTGTTACAGTTATTCCTATATCTGCTAATTGTGTTATACTTCTTGCTTGAAATATGGTGCTTCTTGGATATATTGCTGTTTCCCATTTTTCATCTCTGTAGAATGCGATTTCTATTTTTTCTTCTTGACTTAAGCTACTTTTTAATCGATTTAATAATATTACTGGTGTTCTACAGAATCTAATAAATTCTCCAGTTTTAGAATTCATTTGGTATATTCCATCTTGATTTAGTTTCCAACCATCTACTGGCCTCAATTTTATTGGCATTCCAGGTACTTGTTCTTCAACAGTTTCATTAAATACTAATACATTAATTTCTGTTTTTGCCTTGAACACAGAATTCCAATTTTCCTTAAATCCAGATGGATTACTTCTATATAAATCTGATGGATCCTTTTGTTGTTTTATAGAACATTGTATTTTATATACTTTTCCTTTGTAATTATGTTCACACAATGAACGACATACATGTCTTACGAATTCTTCCCCACCAAAGTCATTCTCTTGATGAATATATATTTCTGGTATATTATGTAATAAATCATTCCAAGCTGAATTGAAATTAGTTGCTCCTGGAGAACCTAGTGCAGGTATATCATTTAGCCATAGGGTCTGTGTATCTGATTCTCCTTCTACTATTACAACATATCCTTTTTCTTTGATTTCTTGGAACTTATGCAATCCATATAATAATGTTGAATTACCCTTGCCCCATCTAAATTTTTTACCTGCACCTCTTAATCTACTTCTGACAATTTCTTTTTTTTCATTGTAATATGGAATTGTTATTGATGTTTTTGTATCTTTTAATCCCCATTCTGCTTTTAACCATTCTGCTGGTATTTTTTTCTCTTTTGCATACTGTTCTACGGTATAATTGTTTTCTACCTTTGTTTCCCTTTGTGTCATTAAGTTATGTGCTTCATATATTCTTTTAGCCGCTTCTTTAGTTGGAATATTATATTGCATTGCCACAAAATCCACATAGTTTCCCTTGATTCCACAAGTAAAACAATGATACATTCCTGTTGGAATATTAACACAAAAACTCTGTTTCTTTTCGTTTCCATTTTTATGAACAGGGCAATTCGCAAGAAGTTCATTGCCCTGTACTTTTATATTCTTTAAATACTTACTGTATTCTTCTCTGTAATCTAGTTTTGAGTCCAAATCAATTTGAGACATTGCGAATTACCCCTTTCATATATTTTAGAAAGGTAAGTCTGTATCTTCTGTGCTATTATTACTTTCTGTGAAATCTTCTACTCTTGATATTCTAGTTGTTTTTTTCATTCCAGTAGCATACTTTCTTACCTTTTCTCTCATCTCTGGTGGTAATACTTCTTCCATTGTGAAAGTCGCTTGGGCGTATGTAATTCCACCTTTACTTTCTGCTTTTTTCAATGATATTTTGGTAATTACATCACAAGGTCTTAAACCTTTTGAAACTATCCTTTGTAGATATTTTCCAAATGGTGCAAGACTTGTTGCTGGTAATGTTAGTAACATAGGGAATGTATCTCCGCTTCTTAATATGTATACTTTTCTCATATTTTTACATGCTTTTCCGATTCCATCTATTGCAGAACCATATCTATTATTTGGACAATTATCACAATTAATTATTTCCCCATCTTTGTTAATTCCTTGATGTCCATCATTTGAGAAACAGTCTGGAGCATTTTCTGTTCCATCATATGCATTCTTATAGAAAGCATTTGAAGCATATTGATCTACAATTATTACTTTCAACTCTTTTTCTATATCTGGGTTCTCTGGATCATCTCCTGGTACCTCAAATGCAGTTGTTCCACCTGCTGGAATTTTGACTTTATCAAATGAAAGTGTAAATCCATCTAGTTCATCAACTGGTATTTCATTATTTTCTGTCGGAATTATAAATTCTGTTTGATTGGTTGTAGTTAGTTCTTTGCTCATTGTTATTTCCCTCCATTCTCTTTATTTCTTTTTTTAGTCTTAATATTTCTGCCTCTTTTTGTTTATCCATACTACTTAAACATCTTAATGCTAATAATGTCATGCAAATTACAAATACTATTTCTAATGTCATCATTATGACCTCCTTGTTCCTATCGTTGTTTTTTCATACAAAGATACAATTCCTTGCAAATACACAGGTAATTGTTCATCTGTTTCCCATCCTTGTTCTTTTACAAAACTCTTAAATGTCTGTGCATTTACTTCTTCCTTTACCAAAGTTTCATATCCATTTTCTTTTAATGCTTCTATCAATTTTGGTTTGTTTTGTGCTAATACATTGGGAATTACTGCAGTCCTTAACGAATAAGTAATTCCATTTTTCCCTCTGAATGATGGTATTTCTTCTTCAGTCATTAAATCAATTAGTATCTTTTCTTGGTTATCTATTTTAGCTTTAACATCTTTTAGTTCAGATTCCACTTTCACTTTTTCATCCTTTAGTTCTGAAAGTTTTTCTGCAATTTCAGATAATTTACTATTCTCCATCTTTATCCTCCTTGCCAATATCAACAAGGACATTTCCTAGAGAAATTGCTGCTTGACCAAAAAGTTTTATCAATTCTCCAAACATTTCTGTAAAATTATTATCTTTTTCTTCAGATTCTTCATTATCATCTGACTCTGTTTTTTCTTCTTCTCTTTCTTCTGTACCTTTTATTGTAACTTTCTTTCCGTCAATTTCCATAGTAGTACAATTTGCTTCGCCTATGATTTCTTTAATATCTTTAGTCTTTATTTTATCTGGCTCCATTTTTGTTATGTTAAATATAATTGCTTCATCATCTAATATATCTACAATTACACAAGTATCTCCTTTTTTAGTTTTTACTATTTTTCCAATTTTTAAATTTTCCATTTTTTTATTTCCTTTCTATTTTGTAAAATATTTTCTCCAGTTATCTACTACACCTTTTGCAATATCTTCTTTTCTTTCTAATGCTGACATTATCTTTTCATCAATAGTATCTTTAGCAATTAGGTGTATATGATTAACATTACTTTTTTGCCCTATACGATGTAATCTAGCTAGAGCTTGGCTATAATTTGCATAATTAAAATCCAAACTATAAAATACTGATGTATCTGCTGCTGTTAATGTAATTCCTAGTCCTGCTGTTTGAATTTGTGCAACGAACACTTTTACATCATCATTTTCTTGAAATTCTTTAACCATTTGCCCTCGATTTTCCATTTTGACTTCTCCTGCTATCCAAGAATATTTAATGTTTTTCTTTTCTAGTAATTGTTTTATTGCATCTATCTCTTTTATAAACCTAGCAAATACAACTAATTTTTTTCCGTTGTCTACTACTACATCATCTACTATTTCTTCAAGAGCATTTAATTTTGCTGTACTGATGAATTGTGTATTCCCATCATCATTATTCACAAATCCACCTGTAATTTGGCTCATTCTTAATAATCTTGTTAAAACATTTGTAGTAGTAATTTCCCCTGATTCTAATTCCATATAATTTTGTTTCATTATTCCATCATATACTTTTCTAGCACTTGGCTCCAAGTTGCAATACCTCATTGTGCATATTTGTTCTGGTAAGTCTAATGCTTCTGCCTTTGTTACTCTGTATGCAATGGAATGTGCTTTTTGTATCAGTTCATCTTGATTTATATACCCTACAACTTGATATCCTTGATATCCACCCATTCTGACATATCTAGTTCTAAAAGCATAATAGCTTGTACCAAATATTGTCTTATCCAAGAACCTATATTGTGAATATACATCTAGTGGACTGTTTTGTACTGGTGTTCCAGATAGTATCATTTTATATTTTGCTATATCTCCAAGTTTATGCATTCCCTTACTTTGAGATGCTGTTGGATTCTTTATTCTTTGTGATTCATCTGCAATTATCATATCTGGTTTCCAATTTTTTAATTCCTCTATCATTCGCCATGCGGCCTCATAATTTATTATTGCCACCCTCAAACCTTTTCCTAAAGCTAATTCTTTTAGCTTTTCTTTTCGTTTGTTCATTGTTCCTTCTAATACTGTAGCTGTAAATTCGTAGTCCGCAAATTCTTGTATTTCGTTTCTCCATACACTCATTACAGAACTTGGACATACTACTAGTAGTTTTTGAATCTTTTTATTTAGATATCCTCTACCAGCAACAGCAATTGAAGTTAATGTTTTTCCTGTACCCATTTCCATGAGCAATGCTGCACCTGGCATTTACTTTCCTCCTAATCATATATTGATTCTAATATTGTATCTCTTATTTCATCTCCAGAAATCATTTCAATTAATTCATCTAGCATTTCCATTCCTGAATTTTTCATTTTTGTATCTTTTTTTCTAATATATCCGTGCAATTTTGTTGACAATAATTCTACTAATTGCATATCAATTATGATAGTTGTACCATCTTCAAATTTTGCTTTTAGGCTATAATATTCTCCACCTTTTTTTCCTTTGTGTTCTTCTACTTCAACTTTTATTTTTCCTCTTAGTTTAGTTAAATCAATTTCTTTTGCTTTTCCATTTGTTTTGAAAAATACCATTTTATTTATCTCCTTCTTTAAATAAATTCATTATTTTACAAGCAATATTGTATGCCTTTATTTGATGTTCGTACGGTGTTGCTTTGATTGGCATTTTTTCTATTGCTTTAGTTTTTTCTGACAGTTTTTCTGCAGTTACTTGATCCATAACTTTTTTTCTTGCCTCATATTCTGCTTTTATATCATCTGTAATATCGCATTTTACTGTCAACAATTTTTCGATGTTTCCTATTGAGAATTCAACTTGCCATATTTTCTTGTCTTTTACCCATTTAGCACCTGTCAATTCCTGTTTAATGAATTCTTTATAATGAAAACTATCTTGGAGACCTAATGTTTCAGCATCAACTTTTATCGCTTTCATTTTGCATTTCGCCTCTTTCTTTTTTTGCTTAGTTATGTTATAATGTGTCTATGAAATTTTTTCATATGTGCAAAGCAAAACATCTAGTTCCTGCCAGGGATAAATTGTTTTCGCTTTGTGCATTTTTATTTTCTTTTGGTTCTTTCTTAATTAGTCCTATGTATTCATAAAAGAGTTGTGGTGATATGTGATATGTCCAATGTGTACTTAACTTTACTGCTGTACCAAAGGGGAGTCTATTGTTTCTTAAGCCTATTCTTATAAATTGTTCTGATTTGCCCATCATTTCTGCGGCTTTTTTTATAGTAATATTTTTTTCATTTGTAGGTATTTTTGCATTTGTTTCATTCATCTTTCCCTCCTTTCATTATCTTTTCGAGATATTGAGTTGATTTTCATTATCTTTTTTAGATATTCTTTAAGTAAAAAAAATAGCCTTCTTTATCCTCCAGTGCTGGTCTGTTTTAATTCTGGAAATACTTCTATCAAGTCTTTATTCAAAAAATTTGCTATTTTTTTCATTCTCTTTATTGATAAATTTGCTTCTGTATTTTCCATATATGAAACAGCTTGTTGAGTCACTTTAAGATGTTTGGCTAATTGTTTCTGACTTATATTTTCTGTCATTCGTATTTTCTTAATATTATTTTTCAATTCTCCCACCTTCCTTTTTTTACTTGTACACAACTCCTTTGTACAAAAGCATTATAATATCGTTTTAAGATAATGTCAAGTCTTTTTTTATCTTTTTACGCTAAAAACTGTTGACTTGTACAAATAAATCTTGTATAATGAGTGTGAGGAGTTGATTTTATATGAATAGATTAAATTCTTTAAGAACCGAAAAAAATATAAAACAAGACGAGTTAGCGAAGATTTTAAATGCAGATATAAACACAATTAGTAGATATGAAAGAGGACTTTTAAAACAATTTAATATTGAACTAGAAAATCGTATCTGTGATTATTTCAATTGTAGTTTAGACTATCTTCGTGGTCGTTCTAACATTAGAAATGAGGCACAGTATTCGGAAACCTTAAAAAAAGTTGCTAATATGATTATTGGTTTCTATTCAAATGACACAAAAAATAAGCAAGACCTCACGGATGAGGAACTTGCCCAATTTGAAGGTTTTATTCTTCAGTTTAAGGAATTATTCCAAAAGTTATCTAATTCTCGGAATTATCTCCAAAGATGATTCTGATAATAAGAGCAACAACTAATGGATCAATTTCGTTTTCTGCGAAGAATTCCCATAATTTGCTAAAATTCGACATCATGGTATCCCTTTCTTTCAATTATAGCACATTATGTAAACATTTTCAAATTTAAGAACATTAGGGTACTATGCCTCTGTAAAAAGGAGGAATAACCAAAATGCGAAATCCTAATGGATACGGCTGTGTATATAAAGCCACAGGCAAAAGAAGAAAACCCTATATAGCCAGAATTACTATTGGCTGGGATGATAACGGAAAACAACTTTTTAAAAACATAGGCAGTTTTGCAACTTCCCCTGAAGCTCAAAAGGCTCTTGCAGAATATAATGCTAATCCTTATGATATAGATGCTGGGAAAATTACATTTGCAGAATTGTATGACCAATGGTCCAAAGAAAAATTTTCTAAAATAAGCAATAGTATGGTATTAAGTTATAAGAATGCTTTTAGAGCTTGTTCTGACCTTCATAATATGCAATTTGCTCTTATTAGAAAACATCATATTCAAATGGCAATAAATGATAGTGATAAAACTTATAGTGGTAGAGAACGTATGAAAATGCTCATAAGTCAAATGTCACATTTTGCAATGGAAAATGATATAATTGTTAAAGATTATTCTGCTTATGTTGATTTAGGTGAGCGTCCTGATAGGACACTTACTAGACTTCCTTTTGAGGAAGATCAAATAAAAAAATTGTATCAATCACTGCATATTTATCGCTATACTGATACAATTCTTATGATGATATTTTCTGGTGTGCGACCTAGCGAATTACTTTTAACTGAAACTGCTAATGTCCACCTGGAAGAAAATTATTTTGTGTGTGGGATTAAAAATTCTAGTAGTAAAAACAGAAAAGTTCCCATCAGTAGATTTGTTAGACCATTCTTTGAAAAATATTATAACGAAGCAATTGCTTCTGGCTCAAAATGGTTAATCACAAATACCGAGGGGCAACAAATGAAATATAGTAATTTTAATCGTGATAAATTTCATAAAATTATGGAACAACTTGAAATGGAACACAGACCACACGATGGCCGCCATACCTTCGCAAGTTTAATGGATAAAGTAAATGCCAATAAACTCTGTACCCAACTTATTATGGGACATTCTCCAAGAGTTTTAATCGATAGTGTATATGTCCATAAGACTGTCGAAGAATTACAGGCTGAAATCGATAAAATTGAAACCCTATTTAATTTGGATGAGATGTTATCTCTTATTGATAACAGATACTGGAATAACGAATACGAATTTTTAACTTTCGCTCCACCCCCAGAAATCGCTCATGCCAAAGCATCATAAATTCCCGTCAAGCACCAAATCGTGCCGTGGGTAATATACTTATAATAGACAATATTGCCCTCAAACCCTTATTTTAGGCTACATGCACGAGTTTTGTTACAAC